CGGAACTATTAATACTTGTATTGCACCAATAAATGCTCCGTATATTATTCTTTCAAATATACTAATTACAGTTGCTAACAATATTGGAAAACTAAATCGTCTCCATCCATAATTAATTGGTGGTGTTACTATACTTGATTCACAGTCTTCTTCCTCTTTTGGTGATATGTCTTTTATACCAATATAGTTGTCTTTACCACCTTTAAAATGACTCCCCATATACGAACTTACCGTATATACTTTATTATATGTAAACCTGAAAAAATAATCTTCAGGATAATATCTACCGTATGTTTGATTAAAAATCACAGAGTTTGTTGTAGAACCAGTTGGATAATCGTTCCAATCTAAAGAAAACGCATAGGAACCATCAACGTCAGAATTATATTCTCGTATATTTGGTAACAAATAACTACCTGTAAATCTAACTCTACCTAATGTATTGTTCTTACCTGAAATTCTAAATCTATAACACGCTGATGTTGGTATACCTTTATTTGGGTCATTTGTGATTTCTGTTTCACCAAATTCGTTTGTGTACTGATATTCCATGTTCATGGGTAATGGAATCACAAACGAACCGTCTTCGTCTACATCTTCTTCTATTTGATACGTCTCTAATATTGGTCTACCCAATGAATCTTTTGAAGAAGTAAATCTTATCATTTCAATCTCCGCGGCAAAAGTTGTTAAATCACACTTTCTACCCATAGCACTTCTTGGTCGACAATTTTTGTTTAAGGTGTTTTTACCTTGGTCTGAATATATTGAACCCAATAAATATGCTTTGGGTTCTACTTTTACCCCTTGACTTGATAAATCAAAATCTGTTCTTGTTATTCCAATTTCACATAAATCCTCATTTCCCCAAAAAGGAAAAACTTCAATTGTTTGATTAAAAGATACTATTTGAGGTAATGAATCTAAATCATCAGATGATTTATATGAATATGTATTTTTAAAACTATCAACACCTCTACCTTGTCTTATAAAATCATCGGGTCTTAATGAAAAACACCCAATATCAGATAAATCAACATCAACATGTATGATTTGTGTACCAACAGGCACACCCCATATCATAAAATCACCAGCATCATTTGTTTTTACGGTATACTTATAATATTTTTCATAAACTTCTAAAATCTCTTCTCTTGTTAAAATATCTAATTGGTCAGGAAAAGTACCGGTTGGTTCGTGTCCACCGTGTTGTTTTCTACTTGGAAGTAAGTTGTATCGATAACCGTTTTCATTTCTATCGGTTACAGATGTATATGGGTATAATGAGGATATTACCGGGTCGTTCACATCATCATCTGAAATGGGTATAAAAATAGAAACTCTAGCATTTGGTACACCAAAACCATTGTTTACGAATATTCTACCACATACAACCCCATAATCAGAACACATGGAAGTATACGCTTCTGTCTGTGTAAATTTTAAAGACAATATCTCTAAAAGGTCGAAATCATTTTTTAATTCAACGACAACCTTTTGGTCTCTCCCAATGTTTGTAGAAATTCTATGTTTTTGCATTTCTATATAAATAGAAAATAAACAATTTTCTAATTAAAATAAATCCAATTTAAAACGTAGTTGTTCCTAATGTTTTAACTCTGACTTTAATATCTTTTTCGGGAAATCTAATTTGATATATTTGATTGGATTTCATGTAAATTGTCATGTCTGATTGTGCAATTTCTTTTGTGGATTCATTAACATAAGATTGTGCAACTTCTGATGATGAATATTCTCCACCTATGTTATTAAAAACTCTAATATCAACAGCATTTACTACACCCGTAACATCACCAATCATTCTAGATAAATCACCAACTAAAAGAGGGTCACCCATTTTTCTTTTATCTATTGAGAAATATTCAACAACATCTTGAATCACCGTTCTAACTATTTCTGTTTGATTACCGTTTTTATCTATTACAACATCTAACTCCAATGAAAAATCAACAACTTCTCCACTTTCGATTTCTAAAAAATCATTTACCATTCTATATTCTGACAAATAATTTATAATATTATTTTTTAAGGTTGTTGAAACGGTATCAATTAAATTACCATTTTCATCATATGATAGTAATTTGATTTTTATTTTATTATCTTCTTCCATTACATTAACTTTTGCAGGTGCACCATATAATGCTGGCATTGTTTCAATCATTGATTTATAATCATTTAATGTAACCGCCCTGTTTTGTGCCGCAAAATTATAAGATATCATGTTTCTAATTTCTTCAATTGTCGGTTGGTCCGCACCACCAATTGCTGGTGTTACGTTTGTTACCGTCAATGAATTTTGAACTTGAGTGTTTATATTTGAATTTGGTCCGTTAATAACAAAATCAATATCATCGGTACTTGTAATAATATTAATCCCTAAATTACTATCTCTACCACCCCCAATTCTATATTTTACAAATAAAGTCGTATTCGATTTAGGTAAAGCACCTAAAGATGTGTTATTTAGATATACTCCCAAATTAACTTTTAAATTACCCGTATTATAATCATCCAAATTATCCATTGGATTTACATTACCCGAACCAAACGTTATTGAGAAATAATTTTCGGGGGTGTATTCTGTTATAAATTTATTTGAAACCGATAGATATGTACCAGTAAAAATATTTTTAAAAATGGTTTTTGGTCTAATTCAGTTATTACTCGTCTATATATTCTTGTAACACCATTGATAACAGCTTCTCTTTTTACAATAGAATACGATATTAGTCTATTGTTTCCATCAAAATTTGGTATTTTTAACCTGTTTGGTTCTCCTCTACTATTAAATGGATTTGAAAAATCAATATCATCTACCGTTTCAAAAACTTGACCACCACCTGAAACTTGTGCACCTGTTTTGATTGTACCCAAATATCTTGTATCTTCTTTGTCTCCTCTTACCGGTACTTGTATTGTAAAATCACACAAAGCAACAGATGGTCTATTTCCCGGTATTTTTAATCCATAAGTTTTAGCAATATGATACAAAGATTGTCTTTGTTGTGCAAAATCTAAAATTGTTTCTTGCCAAACCCTATCAATGTGAAAATGTAAATTGTCGGCAACCGCAGCATTCAAATCTAACAGTACTGAAAAAATAGATGCGTCGTTTGTATTTTTAATTAAATCGGGATAATATTCTCTAGTTAAATTAACTAATTCTTGTCTTAGACCGGCAAAATCTCTAACAGCGTATGATATTTTTTTACTCATATTAAATGTTTATAATTATAAAATCAGAAGAAACAAATGGTTCATTATTAATATCATAATCTACCCTAACTTTAGCCGTGTATGGTTTAGTTGAATAGTCTGAAACTCTAAATAATCTCGAGTCTTCATCTTCTTGTGGACTAGCGGGTTCTTCTTCGTCTTGGTCTGCAGCAGTTACTCTTATGGATTTTATTTCTAAATTAGGAATGAATGTTCTTACCGATGTTCTTATTTCATCTTCTATTTGTCCCCACGTAACCGCATCGTTTGGTTCAAAAATAAATTCAAATAACCTAGTACCAAAATCAGGTAAATAATATCTACTACCTTTTCTTGTTAACAAAAGGTGTATCAAATTTGCACGAATTTCTCTTTCAGGTGTTTCTGTCATTATTAAAAAATCACCTTTAAGACTTTGTCTAAATGGAAAATCTATACCATATGTTCCCGCCATGTTTATAAATATAGTAAAACAATAAATCTAAGTTTACATTTTCATTAATATGTTCATTAGTGTTTTTATTTTATTCCTTTCTTCCATTATATCAACATTTTTGTGAATAAATTTTGAACCTAAATCTGTTTTTAATGAAGGTTTATAAACAGCATCGGGATGTAAACTTTTCATCTTTTTTATCAACATTGAACCAAAACCTTCCCTTCTTCTATTCGGTCTAACTATAATATCACTAACTGTTATTTCATTATTGTAAACCGTGTATGCAACATAACCTATAATAGTTTCAGATTCAAATCCAATTGGGTTTTCGTCATCATCTTCGTAAATACCCAGTTCGTAGTTATCTTGTCCATCATAATGGTCAACGTGTTCGTGGTTAAAAATAATCTTTTTCATATATTATAAATATAAAAAAATCCCATCGAGTATTCGATGGGATTGTATATCGTTTAGTTTTCACCCCCTGTATGACCAAACGATTAGATGTTCAAGGTCAACCTTGACTATTAAGGGAGTCACCCAAAATTGTTGTTATGAACCACATCCTTCACATTCAAATGGCGAATCATTTGGTTTAATTGATAAAACCATTTCCTCAACATAATTACTTGTTAAGTTTGATTCTTTAACATTACTTATTTGATTTTCAACATTTGGTTTAGAAGTTGTTACATCAATACCCAACCCTTTAATTGGGTCAACAGCCGCCTTAGTTCTAAGATAGTACATTCCGGTTTTTAAACCAAGTTTCCACCCGTATAAATGAGCAGCCATAACTTTTGTTTTATTTGCGTTATCAATAAATAAATTTAATGACTGAGATTGGTCGATATAAATTGACCTATTTGCCGCCATTGTTAGAATTCTTTTTTGTGACATTTCCCAAACTGTCTTATAAATTTCTTTTACATCAACAGGTATCTCGGGTATGTTTTGAACCGAACCGTTTTCCATTATTAATTTTTTCTTTATTTCATCAGACCACAAACCTCTTTCCAACAATTCATTAACCAAATGTTTGTTGATTACGATGAACTCCCCACCTAGTGTTCTTCTTGAATAAAGATTGGATGTGAATGGTTCGAATGCCTCGTTATTACCTAAAATTTGAGCGGTAGATGCTGTTGGCATAGGTGCAACTAATAAAGAGTTTCTTATACCATATTTGACAACATCTTTTCTTAGCGATTTCCAATCCCATCTTCCACTTGTGTCCTTGTCTGTTTTACCCCATAACTCGTATTGGAATTGACCCTTAGATAATGGAGAACCATCAAATGAAGAATATGCCCCATTTTCAATAGCCAAGTCTTTAGACGATGTGAGAGCCGCGAAATAAATTGTTTCAAATATTTCTACTTGTAATTTGTCTGCATCCTCACTTTCAAAAGGTAATTTTAACATACAAAATACATCTGCCAATCCTTGAACACCTAAACCAACTGGTCTATGTTTCATGTTTGAAAGTTTTGTTTCCTCAGTAGGATAAAAATTTAAATCAATAACGTTGTTTAAGTTTTTTACAACTTGATACACATATTCATATAGTAAATCGTGATTAAATTCTTTGTTGACTATGTATTTTGGTAAAGCAATTGATGCTAAATTACAAACCGCTTGTTCTTCTGAAGAAGAAAATTCTAGAATTTCAGTGCAATTAAATGTTTTTAATCCTTGTGAAATAAAAATATGTTCATCATTATAAATTGTTGGACAATAAACATCTTCTTTACCCACATATTCTATGGATTTTACTTTATATCCCTTTTTCGTATTATCCCGAAATTCACGATTATCAATGATTATGTTTTTTCTATCAAGAAACCCTATTTTTTCATTTATTTTTTGTGAGTCATTTTTATTACCAACAATTAATCTATAACAATCTTTTGTTTTGTATAGTGAATATCCACCTTTACCATTTGGTAATGACCGTTGACCTCCATTTCTTAACAATCTAATAGATGTTTGAAGACCTAAATTTTGAAAAATTAATTGAAGCTCTTTTAAAAAATCAATATTTATGTCGGCATAACTTATTTGTGTTGGCTCCCCTTTTGATT